ATGGCATCTGTTTTGGGAAGAGTCTGATCCATTCCTCAGTAGCACGTGTGTAATCGCCATTGTATTCAGTAACTAGGTTAGAAAATACCTGCTTGAAACTTGTACGTTCGTTGTCACGAACCCATCCAGCCATCTCGGACTTGAGTTGAACTGATGGCAATGCTGGCAGAATCAACGCACTAAAGAAGCGCATACCCAAGATTGTCTGGGTTGTTGCCTTTAGTTTGTCCTGATATTCCTCTAGATCTCCAGGAGATGGTGGAACATCGTTGCCTTGTGCATCTTTTGTAATCTTTAGTCCATTATCGGTAGCTTCTAGGTAAGTAACTGCCTTGCGGAAAGCTGATGCATACTGTGAATCACGCTCATCCTTGTTTAATGCACCTAATGCACGGTTAATATGCGCTGGCAGGATAGCATTAATAATTGGCTGGTCTTCACCGTACTCACCAAAGAGATACTTCTCTGATTCCTTTAATGAAGGTACCAATTCGTACATCATCTTAACTGGCAATGCTGCCAATGGACCAGAGAATGTTGGGAACAATGAGTCTGGGTTCATAGATGGCGTAATCATATTAAGTTTTGCACCAAACTCTACTGGCATTGGAGCAACGAATGCACCCTTGATACCAAATGCTGTAGCAAGTTTAGACATCGCTGCGTAAACTGGTTGCATACCTGGGTAAATGAAGTACGCCTCACCCTGATCGTCCTTTTGGATAAAGCCAGAGTGTGTAACACCTTCATATGTTAGTGATGCACGTGCGATTGACTCTGGATTGTAACGAACTCCACGCAATACACGGCGATAAAAGTCTTCTGTTGCACGATAGTAACGAGCAAAGTTACGCATTGTGAATGCCAACTGTGTGCGAACCTCTGGGTTATCAACGTATGCAAGAACTCGCTCTTTAGCAAGATCCTGAGTTAGCTCAATAATCTTGGTTTTACCCTTTGCTTCAGCGTCTTTAATTAAGACAGCCTTCTCAGCATCGGTTAGTTTAGCGTTATTACGGATAGGGTCTGTAAGAATCTTTAGATAACGCTCTTCTAGACCGCCATTTTTCCAACGCTTACGCATATCAATAGCAGCAGAAAGAACCATTGGCTCACGTGACCAGCGAGCATTCATCTCGCCAACCCATTCCCAGTGTTTTCCTACGATCTTTCCAGCAGGGTTACCATCTGCGATAGGCATAATGCTTGGACCAGAGATAAACTGTGGTGCATCTTCTGCTAGTTGTGGCAAGTCATCAATACCTAAGTCGCGTGTGTTAATCTTAATGCCACCTTCAGGTGTACGAATACTTACCTTGGCTAGCAACTTCTGATTTACTTTATCTTGGCTATTAACAAATAGGTTACGAGTTGCAGCATATACATTCTCTGCGTGTACTCGTACGTCAGCGTTATTACCTGGACGGTATAGCTGGAAACGAGCCTTCTGCTTTGCATATTCTGGAGAGTCAATAAACTTCATAATCTGCCTGATAGCAAATTCTCTAGACTCTGGGCTGTCTGACATATACTGAAGAGCGATAGAACCAAGTGGGTCGTTGCCAATAGCAGCAATACTTGTTATCCAAGCAATCTTACCTTCTGCCGTAATTGGAGAATACTCGCGGTAGTTTCCGCCGCTTTCCTTAGCGTATGTAACTCCATCAATCTTGTACTCACGAGATGTGCCAAATTGATCTACAGTGCGAAGCGCATCTGTCCAGTGGTCTGCACCAGTGATACCCTTCTTACCACCTTCAGCAACACCTGCAAGCAGTTCATCAATAGCACCAAACTCTGCCATCTCAGCAATAATCTCACGTGCTTGTGGATCAAGTTTTCCAAGGTACTTATCTGCCATAACAGCATCTGCCATAACCTTACGAGCATCTTGTACTGTCTTAGCTGCTTCGATCTTGCTTTGGTATAGCGCACGGTCTGAACGCTTAACAAGTTTATTGATAACTCCTAGCGTATCTCCGCCTTGACCAGTACGTAACTTAGTTGATAAACGTCGGCCTGCTGCTAAACCCCAGATTGAATCGCCCACTGCAAGATGAACCATTAGATCTTCGATAGAGTTACGCACAGCAAAGCGAGGACCAGCAAGAGTCAAGAATGACCAACCAGATGTTAAGCTTTCAGCCCAAGGTTTGTGCGACCAACTCATAATCCTACTTGCCACTTGGTATCGGTCAACAATTCCATCAAGATCTTGAATCTTAGGAACGCTCATACCAGATGCTAATTGGAAATCAAAGATAGCAAACTGTTGGTCGTTAAAACTAGATGGCTCAAAGTAACGGTAGGTTCCGTCATCATTGAGCACTGGCTTACCCTTGGCATCGCGTACCAAAATACGTGGAGCAAAGAGCTGCTCACGTGATGAGTTAGCTAACTGGTCAAGAACATTCTTACCGCCAGGAACTTTGTTCAGTCCACGGATCTCAGCTACTGTGTTGAAAACACCCATCATAATCTGACGCTTTTGTGCTTCATCTCCAGCCTTGAATGCTTCTGCAAATAGGCGTGAGTTGTAACGAGTATTAGCAAGACGTGCTAACTGGTAAACCTTTTCAGCAGCATCTGGTGCGTTAGGGTCAAAGAAATTGTCGCGGAAAAACGGAACCTTTGAAAACTTAGATGCAAAGCGATCAATGCGATCTTGGACATAATCCAATGGCATACGGAATGCACCATCTGCACGAAGCTTTGCAGTTTTGCGTTCAATCTCGCCAATGACATTGGTTTCAATTTGTTCTAAAAATTCTTTAGGAGTGTTGGCAGTTGCTGCGTCACCTGTACGTGAGTCAACAAACTTTGTCTGACGCATTAACTGACCTTCAACGCCACCAATGGTTGTTTGGTCACCAAATACTTCACGGCTAACACGCTTGCCTGCTTGGTCAAAGCGAAGAACCTTATTACCAGTAGTTAATGCTGCGATACGAGTCTGACGCGCAAGATCCATACGTGGTAGTAATTGAACTTGACGACCTGCTTGACCCTTGAGGGTACGCAGTGCTTCTTCGCTTCCAGCAAGAAAGCCTTTCATAGTGCCAGCTTCGACTACGCCTTCTTTAAGCATAACCTCAATGACATCATCACCGAACTCAGGAGCAATACGCTTGAGTTCAATACCAGCCTGCACTAAAGCCTGTGGATCTACGCCACCTTCTTTGACTGCCTTGCGAGCTACTGAATACTTCTTAAGTGCTCCAACATAGGCTTGGTCGAATCTTTGTACACTTGCTACTTCAAATGCCTTTTGAACATTACCAGCATCACCAACGATATTATCTAATGCATATTTTGAAATATCATATGCTTTCTTAGCTTTACCAAGAAGTAATGTCGGATCTGCAAATACGCGAAACGCGGCATCACCAAGACCAGAGATAGTTTTATATGCAGCGCCTGATCCTTCCCATTTCTGCGGAAGGATAGCGTTAGCAATAAATCTACCTGGAGAATACTTAGCAGCGTTAGCTGCATCTAGTGCATCTTGAAAGAGTGGATCTTTTTTCTGTGATGCTCGTGATGCAATCTGCTTTTCTGCTTCTGTTCCAGTTGCAATGATTTGATCTAGGGTCATACCCTCTGCGACCTTTTGTGCAACAGCCATATACTGCGAACCAAAGATTCGGTTCGCTTCTGCCATACGTGATGGGCTAAATACTTTATCGCCCTTATCATTGGCTGTTGTCCACGCTTTACCGATGTCAACCTTCTGGTCAATAGCAATTGCAGCGGTTCGATAAGCACGTGTAGATAAATCTGAAAGTTCTTGGACACCCTTAAACGCTAATTTAACAGGAGCGGCAATGATGTTAAATGCTGGCTCTACTGTGTAGTGAAGTGCTGTTCCTAACCATCCACGCTTTTGCTCAACGTTACCAAAGTTATCTTTCAACGACTTCTGTTGCTCTGGAGTTAACTTTGAGTATTCTAGTTTTGCAACGTCAGATGGAAGAGATGTTAACTTCTGGTGCGAGTCTACAGCCTTGATGTAACCATTGATCTGTTCTTGTTGCTCTGGCGTTAATCCAGCTTGAGCAGAGATGGCCCTAATGTTATTGGAGGTTGATCCCACTACTGACCTCTAGATAAAGCCATCTGATAGAGAACAGAAATTTCTCCAGTTTGATCGTATGGAAGCAATGCTGCAAGTGTGTCCGATAACTTACCTTCTGCTGGCTTTGGTGGTCCAGCCATAGTCATAATGTCTTCTTCAGGACGTTGTGTTGGTGCAAACATTCCTACTAATGGTTCTGGCTTTGGTGGTGCCATATCTGCAACAGGCGTAGCCTTAGCAGATGGCTTAGGAGAAGTTGGAGCACCTGCGATATCTTCTGCCATTGCCTTGCGATCACCGTAATTTTGTGACGGTGGTAAATCTTCACGTACGGAGAATTTTCCTGGACCGCCAATTTGTAATGGGCTATCTACCATCGGTATCCTCCTGTATCTTTTCTAAATCGTTTGAAAATTGTTCCCAAGCTTTATTTACTTCTGAGTTTCGGTTAGCGTTGTAAACAGCTATCTCCATTAATTCTTCTGTTGCAGTCTGTACAGAACTTGCAACGTTATGTACAAAACCTGCGAGCACTACTAAAAAATCAGCGAAGTGTACTGAACGTGGAACTTTGTTATTATTATCCACGCCCAGTACCTCCGTTAATTAAAATTTACTTAGCCCTTCTTTACTGCTGTACCTCTTTGGCCTGCTGGAGTTGTTCCGAAATATACCTGCCCGCCTGCTGGCTTTGAGGTATCCTTCTTGCCTTCAACTGGCTTTGACATAGGTGCTGCTGCACGTGATCCTTGATTCATATTTACACCTCCCTCGGTTATGCTGCGCCGCTAATAGAAGCTAGCAGGGTTGCTATATCTGGACGTTGTTCTGGACCAGCAGCAGGGGCCGCTCCGCCTTGTTCTGGAGTTGGCTGCGAGGCAGGTACGGGGGCCGCACCTGCTGCTGGAGTTCCTGGTGCTCCTGGCATCATTGCCATTTCTGGAGCTGCTGGTTGTTCTTTAGGTGCAAATGCTTTTTCAATAACTGTTTCTAACTGAAGACCCTTTTGACGGCCTTGGATAACTTCTGCAATACGGGAAATGATTTGGCTAGGATCTTGACCTTGCGCTGCAAGGGCTGGAATTGCCTGAGCGTACTGAGCAACAGCAACGCGCAAAGAATCGCGCATCTCTTCAATGTCAACACGTTGTTCCTCCTGCGTAACATTAAGCTCCATTGGAATCTCACGACGTACATAGTCACGAGATACGAGCTTGTCGCTACGCATTTGTAGTAATGCAATGATGGCGCGGTTTGGGTCCATACCAGACATAATGCCGTAACGGACATCTACGCCGTAGTTACCTGCAATTTGTCGTGATGGAATGTACTTCATATTAAACGGAGTACCGTCGTCAACGCCCTTGATTTCCTTAATCATATTGCCAAAGATCTTTTCGTCTACCTCAAAACACATAGACACAAGGTCCATAAACAAACGAGCAAACTGTGCCTGTGCTGCCTTGATCTGTGTATCAAAGCCAGCTTGTAGTGCTTGTACGCCACGACCTGTGACGATAGATGCATCAATGTTTCCTGAACGAGTCTCAGGATAACGAGCACCTGTACGTAGTTCACGCTCTAGAACACCTGATTCAGTAAAGACACCATTAGGAAGTTCTAGTGGAACACGACGAATACCTTGTGGGTTAGCAGAACGCATAATTGCATCAGGTCCCAATGCCAACTCTTGCACATCTTGTGGAATAGCAATAGGTGCTTGGATAGATTTTTCTGCTGCTTGGATCTGCAATACTGCAAAGCGAGCACGAGCAAGTTGAACTGATAGAACATCATCAAACTGTCCACGTGCTTCACCGTCAATAGATGAACGCATAGCAACGTATGCCATACACTTACCAATAGGGTTCGGGATGTTTGAGAGTACTAGGTTCTTACGCTCTGGGATAAAGATTAGATCTTGGTCTTTGTCGTGGTAGCGAACTAGTGAGACATAAGGAGATCCTGGAGAGTAAACATTCTTTGGCATAATCTGGTCATAGAACTCTGGGTACTGCATTGCAAGTGTCTCAGCATCAGATGCCATTACCTGCGTGAGCGAGACGGTACGACCAAATCTATCAATCTCAGGATAAGTACCAAAAGGATTAAGCAAACGTATTCTCGGATTATTGGTTTCATAGTCCATCTCCACCAT